AAGGTCAAACGGGTCCTGTAGGTTCGACCGGTGCAACCGGTCCAACCGGCCCACAAGGACAAACGGGTCCACAAGGTCAAACGGGTCCTGTAGGTTCGACCGGTCCAACCGGTCCAACCGGTCCTCAGGGTTCTCCTGGCGTCACAGGTGCAACAGGTCCTCAAGGCAATCAAGGATCGCCTGGCGTTACTGGTGCAACCGGTCCCACTGGACCTCAAGGTAATCAAGGATCTCCAGGTGTAACAGGACCTACAGGCCCAGCTGGTGTGACCGGTGCCACTGGACCACAGGGTGCCACTGGTCCTGTACTCGTAGATTTAGCTTGGCGTAGACATTTTTTGTTAATGGGAGGTTAGACTAATATGGAAGCTCTAAAAGTACTCGGACAGGCCGCACCGGCTGCTACCACAACAACTGATTTATATGTAGTTCCTGCTTCTACGAGTATCGCTGCTTCTACGGTCATCGTGTGTAATCAAAATACTGCTTCTATCAAGTTTCGAATTAGTGTGGCAGTGGCTGGTGTTGCACTTGCTACTAAGCAATATATTTATTATGATGTTGTTGTTTTGAAAAATGACTCATTTACCGCCACTATCGGCATAGCTTTAGCAGCCACTGATGTGATTCGAGTTCATACGGATACCGCTAACGTCAGCTTTAATCTGTTTGGGTGTGAGGTTACGTAATGTCTGCTGAGACCATACAGAAACGCGTTATTCTTTTTGACTCCAATGGCGTAGCTATGGCCGTCGAGAACGGCGTTGCCATCCCCGTAGGCACGCTGGGATTACTGATTGCTGGATCAGACGGGACCAACGCGCGATTCGCCACCGTGAAAGCCCCGAGTACCGCTGCGGTGGCTGCTGATCCTGCTCTTGTTGTTACATTCTCTCCGAATAGTGGAGGAGGTCCGTTTGCTTTTGGTGGGGATAATCGGCTGAAAGTCGGTGTCGATACAGTTACCTTCTTCGACACTTTTGATGGTGCGGCTGTCAATCTGATCAACTGGGCGCAATCCCAAAGCGGCATGACCCAGACCGTTTCTTCTGCGGGAGTGCTTCTCAATGCTGCGGGTAGTTTGACTAGTGGTAACTACTCGATACTTACGACCAACAAGTTGATCCGCTCCACAGCGGAAATGATTGCGTACTTCCAGATACGTACTCGCATCATTACACGCCCCAACTCGGTCATCGAGTTTGGTTGGCTCACGATGGCCACAACCGCAGCCCCTACCGACGGCGTGTTCCTTCGTGTGGACTCCACAGGTACGCTGATCGGTGTGATTAACTTCGGGGGGACAGAGACAACCGTAACCTTGATTGTGGCAGGCGGCTTCAACTCTACCAATTACTACACCTTTGAATTGGAAATCGAAGAAGGCTCGGTGACCTTTGAGGTTTACCAAGCTGCAGTGATCATCGCGACTCAGACGATTATGATTGCGGCTACACAAGCCGCAATCGTCGCTGTGACGACTCAACCGATCTCAGCGCGCGTTAGAAACTCTGCTTTGGTCACGGCTCCAGCAGCTCAGTTGTACATCAGTAATTGCATCGCTACGGCCTCTGATTCTGGGCCTGTTTTTGCGGATTACAGCAACGTAACTAGTGTTGCTAGCTCTGCTGCTAACGTGACGTTGTTGGCGGCAAACCTAAACCGCAAAGCCGTAGTGATCTTCAACGACAGCAACCAGATATTGTACGTGAAGCTAGGCGTGACAGCTTCTTTGACGAGCTTCACCTACCGCGTGACGCCTAATGCAACACTGGAACTTCCGCCCGTGCTGCCTACCGGGCAACCATGGGTCGGCCAGATTGATGGAATCTGGGCGTCAGCCAACGGTTCGGCACGTATCACGGAGCAGATGTAGTGCTAACTGAGCCAGCGATTCACCTGTTTGTTGATTCTGAGATTTTCAATCTCACCGATAAAGCCGCGCCTGTTCCCGGTGATCTTGTGGTCATCGAAGACTCTGCTGCGGGGTACGCGAAGAAAAAAGCCACCCTGAACTCGCTCATGGCGGGCGTGAACGTCCCGACACAAGTCTCCGCTACAGACGTCCCAACAACAACATCCACCACAGATGTCGCTATCCCAACACTGAATCAGACTCCGGGAGCCGGTAACTACGTGCTGTGGGCTTCTGTGCAGTGGTCGGGATCCGCTTCGTCTGTGTTCGCAACATTCTCGATCTACATAAACGGCGTGCAAGTAGCAGGTAGTGAACGCGCTATTCGTGTGACAGCAGGCGGCGCGCAGATGGTTTGTTCGATGATGCAGTACATCACAGGCGTGACCGCTGGCCAGGTGGTGGACATCCGGTGGAGAACGTCATCAGGAACGCTCACGGGCGGAAGTCGTAACCAAATATTGTGGAAGGCAGCGTGATGACTGAGTACCAATACAGCATCGTTAACGACTTCCCCAACCACGTCGTGGCTTCTGACAGTCTTACGTTGGGTATCAGAACCAGCGCTATTGTCACTGCACTGGACCGCATCGACACGTTGGGCGACGTGTGCAGCGTGTGGTTCAAGGGACCGTTATCTGGGACAGACGAGGCGTTGCTAGACCAGCTAGTGGCGGTTCACGTAGGGGCGGTGGTTGCAGACCCTCCGACTCCCGTAGCGATGTTCGGGACAGTAGGTAAGGCCAAGCAGAACACCGATGGTCTGTTGCAGTTCACTTCGGAACCGCGCGTCGGCTCTGAGGTGATCTATGGCACCCACAACTTTTCGGACCCCACTACGTGGTTTGCAGAGTCCGGGCGTGTAGTAGACGAGCAACTAGCCGAGACAGACGGGATCGTGTACCAGTTGGCCAACACGCTGGTGCTCAACATGAACCGAGGCCGAGTATTTGATGATCGGCAGTACAAGCTAGATCAACAAGCCGAGAACCCCGGAGACCCGCACGCTTATCAAGTGGTGGTCAAGTCCGATGGCGTGACGAAGACTCCGCGAGCCGAGTTCGCCACTAGCGGCGGGGACTACACGTTGAACTGCGAGACTGGTCAGCTCACGTTCTTCGCAAGCCAGACAGGCAAACTCGTGGAAGTCTCGTACTCATACGCGCAGGGGTCTGGGTTCTTTGTCACGCCGGACCTAGGTGCACAGCTGAACATCGAAAAAGCAAAGGTGATCTACAGCGACGACTTCGTGCTGAACGACTCGGTGCAGTTCGTGATCTACGGCTACTCTCAGTTTTTCGCGCCGCAGCTAGGCTTGCCTGAAGACACTCGCATTCCGTTGACGACCACGCAGTACGACACGTTTCGGCAGATCATCGCAGAAGCCGATGAAGCCGAAGGTCCGATCCCATCCGCAGGCGGCGCGGCCCGTGGGACGCTACATCCGCACCACCTATTGAAGTTCCGCTACGGAACCAAGCGCCCAATGGTGGGCACGTTCGGTATCCAGCTCTGTGTTCGGTTGGAGAACGACACACCATGCGGCGGCGAAACCACGTCCGCCACGTTCTACTGCGTGGTTGCACCGGAGGGCGCATGAGAGCTTTAGTTTTGAGTGGTGGTGGTTGTAAAGGTGCATATCAAGTTGGTGCTCTTAAAAAATGGATGTGTGAAGACGGTATAGATTATGATATTGTTGCCGGAATTTCTGTCGGTGCTCTCAATGCTTCAATCATAAGTCAGACTCCTGTTGGTCAGCCCAAGGTTGCTTGGGATTCTTTGAAACAAAATTGGGACAGAGTATCGAATTCTCATATTAAAAAATCGTGGTTTCCTTTAGGAGTTGTTGAATCCATTTGGAAGCCATCAGTTTATAACTCTGAACCACTAAATAAATGGATTCGATCCGGTTTAGACCAAAAGAAGATTGTTTCATCAGGACGAAAACTTCGAGTTGTTGCAGTGTCATTAGACACTGGAGAATCTCGAGTATCCGATGAAACGACTCAGAACATTCAGGAATGGGTCTGCGCGTCGGCGGCTTTCCCAGTGATGCTAACTCCTATTAACATAGAGGGTCAGTCATGGGTTGATGGAGGTCTCCGTAGCATAACACCTCTCGGCGAGGCCATCCGAGCTGGAGCGGACGAGATTGATATCATTTTATGCTCGAATCCTGACCTGATACCTCCGTATAGGTCTGTTGGTCATTCTGCGATTCCTGGATATTTAGAGCGTTCTCTTGATATTTTAACGAACCAAATCCTTCGGGCAGACCTTAAAGTATGTAATCTAAAAAATATTATTTCTGGAAAAGGTAATGGTCATCGTTTCATTAAACTTAGAGTCTTACAACCTGACGTTCCAGAACTTACTCATGACTCTTTAGACTTTTCACCGAAGCTGATTCAATCAATGATGAATATGGGTTATGAAGGAGCTTGTAAGCTCGTCTAACATGGTTAACAGGTAGAGTTGGTGCGTGATAGCACCAGTATCCATTTGCCTAATCGTTCGAGACGAAATCGCACAGCTTGAACGGTGCCTAAGTTCCGTTCGGCCGCATGTTGCTGAAATATGCGTTGTCGATACCGGTTCGAAGGACGCCTCCCAAGAGGTTGCCCGTCGATTCGCTGATAAATTTGAGGTTTATACCGGATGTAATCATCCGAATGGCCTCATGAGGTCATTTGCAGACGCGCGTCAGAGAAGCTTCAATCTCGCGACTCAGCCATGGGTTATGTGGATTGATGGTGATGATGAAGTTGTTGGTGCAGAGAATTTAGCAGCTCTTGTGAAGGAATATGATCGGGTTCGTGACGGAAAGCCGTCTATGGTTATGATGCCATATGAATATGCTCATGACGAACATGGAAACGTAACTCTTCTTCATGATCGCGAAAGACTTGTTGCTCCTCGCGACGCATTTAAGTGGATGGGTCGTGTACATGAAGTACTAGTTCCAATTAATGGTGATATAAGACAACGGACTGAATTAGTTAAAATCGTCCATAGACGTGATACATCTCGTAAGATTATCGAACCTGGTCGAAATCTTCGTATTTTAAAAGAACAATATGAAGACGAAGGTGATGGAGATGCCCGACACTTATATTATCTCGGTCTCGAGTATGGAAATAACAACGACATCGATAACGCGATCAAAATTCTTGCTAAGTACGTTGACCGTTCCGGTTGGGATGATGAAAAATATTTAGCTTGTCTAAGAATTGCTGATCACCATATTTCTCGTGCCGAGTATGACGATGCTGTTCGTTGGTGTCAGCGCGCGATCATCATACGTGAAAACTGGGGTGAAGCTTATTTCCAGATGGCGAAGTGCTTTTATTTCCTTGCTCAGAGAGGTATTGAGCAGAGGCGTAACTGGGAAAAATGTGTACACTTTGCTCGTGTTGGTTTGAATTTCCCACCAACGCAAACACCATTATTTATCAATCCGCTTGATCGAACATTCGAAATCCATAGATATTTGAACGTTGCACTCAATGCTATTGGTCTCGTTCAAGACGCAAAAGAAAGTACTGAAAAAGCATTATCTGTTAAATATGATGACAACCTTAAAGGTAACTTGAATTTATACGGTTCATGGCTTGCTCGTCAAAAGATTGATGGTGTTCTAAATGAACTTTCCGACTACGGGAGTCTTTCTTCTTCTGCTAAAGAAGCCGTAAAAAGGATTGTTGATGGTCATCCAACAGAAACTAGTATCATTGTTCAATCCGGTGGTGTTCTCCCGGAACGCGCTCCAATTTCTGAGAAACCGGATCAATTTTCGCAGGGCGTTTTGCTTGCAATGTTTGAGGGAGTTTGGAAGACTCTCATTTTGCACGACGAGCTCTTAGCCGCCCGCACTCTCATGCAAGCTGTTCCATGGCAAATCCGTGACACGATTGAAGTCGATGAGATGCGTCGTAAAATAGATGACATAATGTCTCACCATGATGATCCAGAAGTTTTTGCTGCTCATTATGCACATACGGGTGATGCGAAACCAAATGAAGTCATCCCGATGCCACAAGTTGTTCCAAGTTACCATAGTCACCGACCTCGATGGGACTGGCTTCTTGAAGTTCTTTCGGAAAAAGAAACTGCACTAGGTAGAAAACTTGATGTTCTCGACATCGGCTCTATGGATGGGTGGGTTACGAACCGTGTCGGTTCAATGGGTCATCGTGCTTTCGGTATTGACACGAGCGCTCTCATGGTTGACCTCGCGAATTCGAAAGCCTCTGAGTTTTCAACTGGTGCCATTCATGAACAACACGATTTCATGGGTAACAACGCACCGATACCGGATGATTTTCCGAAGGCGTTCGATGTCGTCGTTCTTTATGAAGTTTATGAACATTTACATGAATCGATATCTGCTCTCACACGTGCTCGCTCCATTTTGAAAAATGATGGCGTTCTCGTTGTTAGTACTCCTCGCGGTTCATGGGGTCAAGGACAAGATCGTCCGGGCCACCATGCTTGGAATGCAGATTCGTTTCGTGAGCATATTCGCGCACCTATAGCATATGACCTTGAAAAAGATTTCGCTGCTGCCGGTTTTCACAACTTTGATTCAAAAATTGTTGATCATCCATTTGTTTACATTCCGGGTCAGGCGTCTCTTCTTGTTCGAGGGTCATCAACTAGAATTGAGCATATAAGATCCTCGATCGATATTGCTCTATATGTTGGTTGGAATACGGAACCGTGGAATCCTGAGACAGCTGCCAAAACTGGGATAGGTGGGAGTGAGACTGCCGCCATGGAAATGGCTCGACTTCTTACCGCGCGTGGAAATAGAGTTCGTTTATACGGAGAATGTAGTGGTCTAGAAGGAACTTTTTCTGGTGTTGAATACCTACATCACTCAAAGTTTTCAAATATATCTTGTGACGCTCTCGTTGTTTCTCGTAGACCACAAGCTATTGACGCTCCAGGTCTTTCTCGAAAAGCTACACTTTGTTGGGTTCATGACGTTCATTGTGGATCTGAGCTCACTCACGAGAGAGCTCTAAAAATTGATAAATTTCTCACTTTATCTCAATGGCATAAAGGTTTTTTTCTTTCTCAGTATGACTTTTTACATCCTTCTCAAGTTGATGTAACGAGAAACGGAATTGGTCTAACTAGATTTAATTCCGCTGTATATCGTAATCCACATAGAGCTGTCTATAGTTCTAGTCCAGATCGTGGTATGGAAGTTGCCGTTCGCAGTTGGCATTTAGTTCGAAAGCAGATTCCAGATGCTGAACTTCACATATACTATGGTTTTGATACTTGGGAAGCTTGTGTTCAAAACGACCAGAATCAGAAAGATCATATTCAGAGACTTAAGAAACTCTTAGCGGATAACGCTGAAAACGGTGTCTTTTACCATGGGCGTGTAGATCAGAAAACGTTAGCTCGAGAGTACTTATCTAGTGGAGTTTGGGCCTACTCGACTTGGTTTAATGAAACATCATGTATTTCCGCCATGGAAGCCCATGCAGCTGGACTTCGGATGGTAACTTCTCCTATTGCTGCCTTGAACGAAACTGTTGGACGTCGTGGAACTATGGTTCCAGGTGATTGTTTCTCGTCTGATTATCAAGCAAGATTTGTTAACGAAGTTGTTTCAGCCATGGGTAAACCGGATGACGGTGATAGAAATGCTCTTCAAGCTTATGCTCGTGATAACTTCTCTTGGGACGATGTTGCGAAAGAATGGGATTCGATGCTAAGAAAAACAATTGATGAAGCCCAAGACTCTCTTGTTGTTCAATATAGGCCATCACTGTGAACAAACCTCGAATAGCATTTGTTTATGGTCCATGGGCATCCGGATCGAAGACATTTGATTTTACTGATCTTCTCGCATCTTCTCAGGGTCTTACTGGGTCTGAAGTAGGTTGTTTTTATATTGCACGTGAAATGGCTAAACGCGGGTGGCATACAACTTTGTATGTTCCTGTTCGTAATACTCCAGACACCCATATTTGGGATGGTGTCCAAATACGTCCTCTCACATCGTTTCAATCAGAATCGTCACAACATGAAGTCTTATATTCATGGAATGACCCCGACGTTTTTCGTGGCATTTCGAATGAAGGGACTCTTCGACTCGAAAATCATCAAATTGCTGACTTCAGATTTTGTCAACCAGGTTGGGAAAACCTAGTTGATATTTTCACCAGTCCAAGCGATTCTCACATGAAATGGATGGCTCCACAGACTTCATGTCCAGAGAAATGGCGCATGGTTCCGAATGGTTGGGATCCTGATATGTTCCCGCAAACTAAGAAGGTCCCGGGGAGAGTCATTTACGCCTCATCTCCTGACCGCGGTTTGCACTGGCTCCTGCAACAGTGGTCTAAGATCCGTAAGAAGGTTCCCCATGCAACTCTTCGGATTTTTTACAACTTTGACTCATGGGCTGAAAATATTGGTGCTGTCCGTTATGCCAACCCGGGAGTTCCAGATTTTAAAGAGCTACATTTTCGCGCTCTATATATAAAAGAGGCTGTCCGTAAGCTTGCAAACCATGGTGTTGAGCACTATAAGGCTGTATCAAGAATTCGGATGGCACAGGAATTCGGAGAAGCTGAATGTCTGGGATATCCATGTGACCCTGTTAGGTACACTGAGACTTTCTGTGTTACTGCCCTCGAGGGTTGTGCCACCGGAGCTATACCTGTTTTAACTAATGCGGACGCCCTTGGAGATATTTTCGGAGGTCATGCTCCTGTGGTAAAGGCTCCAGTCTTCGAGCACATCAATGAATTTACTGATATGATTGTTCGAGCTCTCTCCGATAAACCATTCCAAACTGAATGGAGAGAAAAGGGAGCTGCTTTTGCCAAGGTTATGACATGGGCAAATTCTGCTGCATGTCTCGAGTCAGTTATCCAAGAAGGCTTGGAGAAAAAAACATGACCTATCGAAGAGTACCGGAATCCATTCCTGGGATGATGATCTTCATCCAATCAGGGTGTTCTGTACTACTAGTTGCATGATCTCTTCGCGGTGATCCGAGTCGCTTCAAAACAGCCCCATGAATGAATCCGGAGCGTGATTGAGTCGATGCTCTGAATGTTTCCGCTTCTTTCATTATAGCGTGATAATTCTCGATACTTGCGGGCATCTGCTTCACAACTGAAACGTCCGGAACTTTTCCCTCCACGAGTCGAGTCAATTCTGTAAATCTTTCCTCGAGAGGAGCTTTACTCATGTCTTTAGTTCCGGATCGAATCACGTCCCAAAGAGTCAAACGACACTGAACCGTCCGGTTATGTCTCCACGATCCTCGCTTTGTCGGAGTCCAGATTTCTCCGTCAAAAACCGTTCCCTCTTTTAAGTCCAGATCTGCGAGTTGATCTCGGAGATTATCCGGCATATCAATTCGTCGGCGCTCCCTTGTCCATAAGTTTACGACCTTTCCTACAATAGGAACTGCTCGGAATCCATCGAATTTGGATTCCATAATATAATTTTGAAGAGGAATTTTCCCGAAGATTGATTCGTCTACTCGGACGGGTTTAAAAGGGTACTGCCACCACGAAAAATTCTTCAACGGTTCATCCATATTATTTTTACTACCCACTCTAGTACACTTACGACTGGGCTTTTTGTTCCCGGTTTCAGCATGGATATGCTCCGCATCGCTGCTCGTGTAGCCTCAGGTTTGTCTCAACCGCTTTCGGAAAGACCGGATTACGGGACCCGCCAGATGGTCTCTCAGGAACAAGAGCAGTCTTATCCTCATGATAATCTAGGTCAAGAACGACATGAGATTACCGGTGAGCAAGAAAAAGAGAGCATAATTCGAAAAACTCCCGGGAAGGGTTACTGCGTTAAATCCGAGAAAAACTCAGATTGGTCAGGCGGTTGCTATCCTACGAAGGGTGAAGCAGAAGGACGTCTTAAAGACGTTGAATACTTTAAGTCTTAGAATTTTCATGGAACAGGTCAGTTGTGAAGCGCTGGACCATTTACTGTCATACGCATATAGAATCGGGTCGCCAATATATCGGTTTGACAAGTCGAACAATGGAACGACGCTGGTCTCAGCATGTAATTCAGGCGAAACATCTTAAAGGTAATAGATCATATTTTGCTAATGCCATCCGCAAGTACGGGAAAGACGCATTTGAACACCGAGTTCTTGCAATGAGCTGGGATCTTGAAGGTGCAAACGCAACAGAAATTGCAATAATTGAGCAAGAAAATACTAGAAACCCGACGAAAGGTTTTAACGTCGCGCAGGGTGGCGGGTCTAAACCAAACCCGAACCCGAATTTATGGGATGATCATGAATATCGTGCAAAACACATTCCTCGGATGATTTCTCAACTACACGCATCCAAGGTGCGTGATGCTGTTAAAGCAACACTTAGAACACCTGAAGCACGTGCCAAGCAATCATCGATTTTAAAAGCTTCTTTTTCTCGTCCAGAATTTCGTGTAAATTCTTTAGCACACTGGAAAACTCAATTAGGGAAAAAACATTCTCCGGAGCATAAAGAAAAGATTCGTGTTGCAACAAAATTAGCTTTATCTTGTTCAGAAATTCGTGCGAAGATGTCAGCGAGTTCAAAAATAGCTTTGTCTCGTCCAGAAGTTCGTGCGAAAATGTCAGCGTTCATGAAAATGCGTAGTCCTGAAGTTATAGCAAAAATTGCAGCATCTAATCGAGGAAAGAAACGTTCTCCAGAACAAATTGAAAAATCTCGTATTATTATGAATAACCGGCTGCATTCTTCTTACTATTTAGCTCAACAAGCTGCACGAATTGCCGCTAAGACACATTTTAACTGTAAAACACATGGACAAATTCTGCTTATTGAATGTTATCAAAGGCAGTGTTGCGGACAAATTCGTTACGAATGTCGTGAGTGTTTGAGAGTTTATAAGTCGATTTGGAAAAAGAAGCATAGATTTAAAATGCATGAATCACAAATTATTAATAGTGTGTTAGAAATATGAATCCATATCAAGTTTCAGCGTTTCTATGTCATATTGCTGATAAAATTCAGGCTTCGAAGAAGCCTAGCAAAATTCTTGTTGCAGATGATATAAAGAAAACTATTTCAGCGATGGCTACTTCGATGGATGAAGCTCATGACGACTCTTATGATCTTGTTTATATTAACATCAATGTTCCACAGGGCATGAATACGAACGAAGCAATTCAGCGTGCGAAGGCACTTTTTCCGTGTAAAACTGGTGAATTTGAATTAGAACAATATGATCAAGGATGGATTGTTGGCAATATGCAGTGCGAAGCTGGTTATTATGAAAATAACCCTGATGGCGCTGAGTACGGTCCAGACGAAAAGTGTGTCACAGTAGACTAGGAAACACCTTAATTAAATCCTTCAGAGCCTTATGAATCATGTCAGGTAAGGTTTTTCCATGTCAGTAACTTTTAGACGCGGCCAGGAACTTGGAAGATCCAATGGCCTTAATATTTTCACGAAGTCGCGTGACGGTCGTTCTAAGAACGCCGCTGAAATCTTCTATTCCGTTTATGACTTCACGACCGGTTGTGAAGTTCTTCTCCATCCCGCAAACCGTATTCCCGTTAACTCTGCTACTGGTGAGTATTACGCAAGTTTCATTGTTCCGATTGACGCCAATATCGGTGAATACCGGATTAGATGGTACATGCGTGAGTATGTAGGTGCGCCACAGGCTCAGGTTGTTCAAAAATTTGCTATTGTTGATAATGCTACCCAGATCGTTACAGTTCCTGGAATCACCCCTATTGAGCTCGATTTAGTTCGTGGGCTTCGAATTATGCTTCGGGATAATAACCCGGCTAGAAATTATCATTTCGCTCCTCCTGCCGGTGAAGAAGCTGTTAACCAGTTTACTCGAGTTTTCGGTTATCTTTGGGAAGACTACGAGCTTCTTGAATTTTTACGAGTTTCTAATGATTCGCTGAATATGTATCCGCCTCAGACGTTTTACGAAACTCTTGACCAACTCATGCAGAATCATCGTAATTGGCGAACGCTTCTGTTTACAGGTGCCATGGTTCATGCGATAAATGCTATTTCTTTAAACTGGATACTTGAAGAGTTTGGTTACTCAATCGGTGGCGTATCCCTTGACCTTGAAAAATCATCAAAATACCAGAGTATGTCAAATGACGCTCAATCACGATTTCAAGAATTCGTTGTAGCTGCTAAAGAGACTGTGAAAATAATTCGTGGTCTTCGTCAGTCACGTTATGGAATCGGAATCAGAAGTTCATTCGGTCCGAGTGTTGGTAGGGGAGCACTTACACCAAGACGTTTCCTTGGAGTATAAGTGTTCCTATGCTTGCATTAGGTCCAAAATCATGGCGTTTCATATACAGGTTCGTATGATTTTTCATTATTAAGTTGTTCATGAAAAGTAACGATAACGTGGATATACTTAGAATTGCAGCACGTATATCGGTTCCTGAAGCATGCCCTGTATGTGATGATCTCATGCTTTATGATGATGGTAGAGATGCATATACATGCAACTGCGGATTTGCTGAAGCTAATGGACCACTCGGTTCTGCCAATCTTGAAAAAGTTGCAGCAGCTATTGCAGCAAGATCTTCCGGTGGTGTTAACTGCACGACTAATATATCAATTTCCGTAGGTTTTGAAGGTCAGATTTCAAACCAAGTTATAGCTAAGAAATTGGATTTGGAATTGATGTCTGCCATTGAATCAGCTATTCAGATAACAGCTAGAGAGATGAGATTGAAAGCTACTGACGTACGAGTTGAACCGTCGTCTATTGAAGTGATGTCTATTCCGGTAAACAAGTCGTGATTTCGTTCGGTAATGTCTATATATGGAACAACGTAAAATTCCTCTTGAAGACGTAGTGCAAGAACAACTCGTTCAGTTTGATGGCTCCATATCTCATTGGAGTACGGAGCTCGTCCGGCTTGACCTTAAACGAAAAGCACTTCTCGATAATATTGATGGATTATATCAGGGCCGTCAGTCCATGCTCGATAAGGTTATAACGGATTCAGGCATCGATCCGTCACAGATTGTTAAAATGCAGCCGACAAATGAACCTGACGGGAAGATCAACCTCGTTGTAATGATCAGACCGAAAGTTCCTAGTCAAAATCCCTTGACTGATGCCACGGATCAGAGTCCATCTGCTCAGACTTAATCCCAGACCCCTAATTGCCTTGAGGGGGAAGGATGCCATCCCCGCCAGATAGACCAGTACATATTCTTGAACAGAACAGCCCGGAGCTCCCTCTCCCTCCGCTAAATCTGTCGTGTTCATCTGGGTTTGAGAAACAAACTCTCGACCTAAGATGGACACTATCGTCAGATATTTCTGCTAACACCAAATTCGATATTATTGGTGTAAATATATATCGAAGTTTTGATTCTGAATTCGGCCCATTTTATAGACTCAATACTATCCCTGTCGGGTCTACATTCTTTCGTGATAAAACTAGAACGATTCTTGCTCTTCAAGAGGACATATCAGATCTGTTTGTCATGAGGGGTGACACTGATCCTGATGGTAAATGGGTATTCAGAGTTAAAAACCGACCGATTGTAATTCATCCTACGCCTGGCGTCCCTGATATTACTAATTTAAATGTCTATGTTACTATAAATGGTGTTCCCGCCTTTGTTGAGCATATTAATTCACCTACTGGTGAAGTAGAACTTAGAAGATACCCTAGTTTTGATGTCGCATCTCAAAAACTTATCCCGGCGGTTCTCCCATCTTCTTCTTCAGATGTTATCCTTGCAACTTACCGTTATATATCTAATGAAGTCGTTACGTCTTTAGCGTCTAGAGTTTTTTATAGATTGGCGACAGTTGCTAGAGACAGATCTACTGGTTCACTTATTGAGACCCCTCTTGATCGGGCTGCTCAAACGAACAACAATGAGATTGAAAAACTAGACTGGATATGGAGAGAGGCTGTTCGTCGGAATCGTTTTCTGCTTATTCAAGCAGGAGAACGTGTAAAAGCCTTCATTCGAAAAGTTGTTGGTTCAAAATGTGGTTGTTATTCTGAATCGAATAAACAACCAGCGAATGACTGTCTTGTATGCTTTGGGACTGGAGTACTCGGTGGTTATGATGGCCCATATGATATCATATTAGCTCCCGATGATGGAGAGAAGTCCATTTCCCAGAGTAATCGTGGTAGAACCTTTGCTCATCCATATGATACTTGGACCGGTCCGAGCCCGCAGCTTTCTCAGCGTGACTTCATTGTGAAACTAAATGGTGATCGATATGGGCTTGGTCCTGTCAGGTCACCAACTAGTAGAGGTATGCAACTTCAACAGTTTTTTACTGTTTCTCACCTTGATGAGGGAGACGTCAGGTATAAAATTCCCGTGATCGATGCGGCCCGTCTTTCAGCTCCACAGACTCGATGGATTGTTCCTGGTAAAGGTGGTTCTACACCGATGATGACCGAACGTGAGGAAATTCCTGATGAACGTGAGATCAGAGGTGGGACAGTAGTTTTCGAGAACACCTAGACCTTTCATGGAACAATTATGGTGTGAAATACTGGATTATATACTGTCATAAACATATTGAATCGGGTCGTCGTTACATCGGTTTAACGTCTCGCACAATGGAGAGACGTTGGTCACAGCATATAATTCAGGCTCGAAACATTAAAGGAAATAGATCTTACTTCGCAAATGCGATTCATAAATACGGCAAAGATGCATTTTCTCATGAAATTCTTGCGATGAGTTGGGACCTTGAAGGGGCTAATGCAACAGAAATTATAATAATCGAGCAAGAAGGCACTCGAAATCCGAAAAAAGGATTTAACCCCGCAAAGGGTGGTGGTTCACAACTATATCCGGAAAAGAAGAATCCATGGGATTGTTCTGAGTATCGAGAAAAAATGACTAAAAAAATTCGTGATAGAGCTGCAGATCCGATGTGGCGAGCAAAAGTTTCCGCAAATACTGCTGCTATGAATGCATCTAAGAGTCCGGAGGAACGTTCTTCTTTGTTAAGAAAAGCGTATGCTGCTAGACTAACTCGTGAAGCTTCTTTTACAGAAGATGAAAAACTTCACGCTCTGGTTATTCGCTCGGAAGCTTCGAAGAAAAGCGGTGTAGCCGCTTTTCTCAAAACCGATTTAGCTATTAAGAATCATCGTGCAAAGTGTTCAAAACTTAGTATTTCTGACATCGAACAAATATCGATTATGCGTGCTAGTGGTTATACGCAGCTAGAAATTGCACAGATTTTTGGAGTTGACCGTAAAACAGTTTCTTATCATGAATATAAGATTAGCGGACGTGTTTCTGAATATCTGGTTTGGAATAAAGGAAAAAATCTTGATCCGAGACATAAACTGAAAATATCATCTACGCTTTTAAAAGATTATTGTATTCGTGGACATGATATGAATCAATTTAGAGGATCTCATGGCTGTCGTGCCTGTCAGAAACTAAGAAATGCTGCCCGTTCTTCTCGTAAAACCGTAGTTTAAATAATGACTGATTTTACTACATCGCTGATGACTCAATTACAGAGATCTGCGGATTCTGTTCGTGATGCCATAGCGAAGGAAGGTTTACAACTTCTTCAGTCTGTTCTTCGTAGTTCAGGTTTTGAGGACTCTGAATATCTAAAAAATTATGAGTTACATGCACATATCAGTGGTGAAGAAATTATTTACGAGATATCTTTACCGATAGATAGTGTTGAAGAAACTGACTTATCAAATGAGGTAGAAGCGTCCAGAAAAGACGCCATGGACGCTCTTGAGAAAAAGTATCAGGAATCGATTGTAAAAAGTTATGGTTTGTCTGGTGATGGTCAGGTTTTTAGAATAGCTAGTCTTCGTGATAAACGTAAAAAATCACACGACACTAAGAAGATGTCACGTGACACTAAGAAAAAATCTCATGACACAACCCGAGGTGCTGAAGCTCGAGAGTTTGGACATAAAGCCGCAGCTGCGGCACCTCGTAGTCTTGGTGCGCCACGTTCTATGGAAGTTGGTAGATCGGGAAAGCTTAAAATTTCTTTTACGAGAAATCTTAGAAAGACTGGTTCAGGAGTTAAATATCCGTCAAAAGATTTTGAAGGGATCATGAAGAAATTTCTCGATGGTATGCAGGATATTATTTATAAGAAGTTCGTACCTGAAATTGAAAAAATACTTTCAAGGTACCATTCATGAGTGTTCTCACCTATAAAGTTATGAATCTTCTCCCAACTAGTCTCAGGATAGATGACCTCGGGGTTATTCTTCAGGCTCGTGGTGGTAATGATGGGTTATGTATAATTAACTCTGACTCACATGACAGGTCTGTGAGTTTAAAAGAACTCGTTCGGAGAAAATGGGTAAGTGTTAGTCCACACACTCATACACAGCCAAACATTCAGAAACAGCAAATAACTGCACCTCAAGTATCACCTGTTGATGTTTCCGTGCTTCAAAATGAAATTCGTGCAATGAACTCCAGATTCGATGAAGTTCTTGCGGCTTTGAAAACGGTTCCTAGTTCCACACATACTGTGATGAATATTCCGGCTCCATCGGGATATAGTATGCATGAACAGTATCGTGATGGACCCATCTCTCATTCAGACGATCCCATATTCATTCCGTCTAGTATTGTTCCTAAAGAAGCAAGTGTTCATATTAGTGCTAACGAAGAAAGTTCTTCGGTTGAGGGGTTTGATGACTCCCTTGCTGCTTTAAGGGTTGCTCGGAAGAAAAAATGATTTTATAACGTATTGTTTCTTGATGGATATCAATGCCTTTAGTTGACCATATTCTTAGATCTGAATACCAACGAAATTATTGGAAGAATCGTTCTTCTGATTTCCGTAAATCACGCGTTGGCTTAAAAAATTCGAAGAAATTATTTCTTTCTCGTGTTAAATCAAACCCTTGTACTGATTGCGGACGCATTTTCATAGTTGAGGTTATGACTTATGATCATTCTCCTGGATTAAAATCATATTCTATATTCCAACTTGCAAATCATCCAACCGCAAGTTTAGATAAATTGATTTCTGAAATTTCAAAATGTGATCTTGTTTGTGTTGGTTGCCATAGATTACGAACCGAATCAAGACTTCTGCCATATGTAACTTCTTGTCCAAAACATCGTCCTATTCGACAATCAGGATGCAAGAAGTGTACTCATTATAACAGTTTGGCGACATTCCGAACGAAGCGTCTAAAACTTATTCGTGATTTAAAAGATAAACCATGTGTTGATTGCAATTTAAGATTCCATCCATGCCAAATGGATTTTGATCATATTTTTGAAAAAACAAATAACGTTTCCAACTTAGTTGGATCTCAATCAAGTTTACGAAGAGTTTTAGACGAAATTGCAAAATGCGAGATCGTTTGTTGCTGGTGCCATGTTAAACGTACTGTTAAACGTACCGTCAAACGGAGTTATGATGACTGATATTAAACAGATTAATAGTCATGGTTGTGCTATCGATGTCGGAACCATGAATTTCGTGGCTGCACGTAAAATCAATGAAAAAATCATCACCAAGAGAGTTCGTGACGCTTTCATTGATTTACCACTCGAACATAAACGTATGTTGAAGCTTTCGAACACGAGTTTTGCAGAACTGGATGGGAGACTGGTTGTTGTCGGCGATGCCGCTCTTGAAACCGCAAATTTTTTAAATAAAGATGCGCGCCGACCAATGTCTGGCGGCGTTATTTCTGCCGGTGAACTCGATGCGCAGCGAATCATCGCTCTCATTATGAGGGAAGTTCTCGGTGCACCGGTTGAGAAAGGGGAGAAATGTTGTTATTCCGTCCCCGCTCCTTCTATCGATGTTCGTGGTTCTGATGTAACATATCACTCTGCTATTTTGAAAAAAGTTCTTCAAGAGCTTGGCTATTCTCCTGAGCCTGCTAATGAAGCCATGGCTGTAATTTATTCTGAATGTGTGAAAGAAAATTTTTCTGGACTTGGTATATCGTACGGATCAGGAATGACGAACGTTTGTCTTTCTGTTAATGCTATGTCGGCTTTCGAGTTTTCTGTTGGTCGCGGAGGCGACTGGATCGATTCTGGCGCGGCAAAAGCTGTCGGTACGACTGCTGCCAGAATTTGTTCAATTAAAGAAACGGAATTTGATATTAGTAAGATTTCTGATTCTCGTGAAATCGAGGCTATTTCCGTATTTATACAAAATCTCATTGATTATACGATTGATAAAATCATTGATGCCTTTCAAAACAAGAAAGGTGACATTCACATTTCAAAGCCAATTCCGATCATCGTTTCTGGAGGAACCTCTTTAGCAAAAGGTTTCTTAGACAAATTTAAAGAACGATTTGAAGTATATAGACCTAAATTTCCAGTTCAAATATCGGAAATTCGTCATGCATCGAATCCGATGACAGCTGTTGCTACTGGTTTGTTGTTGTTAAGTCAAATGGACGAAGATGACTGACTGGCCACCGCCCCGGTGACCCCGGGTGCCAGGTCGGCACAGTTATCTGGTAAAAAAACGGGACTTTCTAAGAAACGTCGTGATCGTCGTAACTTGGATGTTATAGTATCACCTGAAACACCGAAAGATACCATAGTCCTAAATCAGCCTTTTGTAACGAAAGAAGATATGCATTTTAAAGGCGTTCACGTAGGGAAGGTCATCTCAACACATGATGACCTAATTTCTCATTCTTACCCCCTCCTCGTTAAATCGGGTGTGGATGTTACTCCGGCACCTACTCCGGCACCTACTCCGGCACCTACTCCGGCACCTACTTCGCAGAAGTCGAAAAAGAAAGAAAAAGAAAAGGTATCCTCAGATGACGAATCTTCTGATGAAGAGTCTTCTGA